GAAGAACCTTAATGTTGAGTTTGGAAAGATGTCCCTTTTCCATGAGCTCATGAGTTCTCGTAATTTTATATGATGGTCCAAATAAACCTTCAAGAACCCATTTATGAGTTTGTGTTCCATCAAGAGTTCCAGTAAATCCAAATCTATATTTTGCATTATGAAGTTTGCTCATAATTGAAATGAGTGACTTTGACTTGAACAAATGAGCTTCATCACCAATTACGACTTCATAATCTTCAAAAAAAGATTTTTCTAATTTATAAATCGATTGCCAAGTTGTAATTGTTACTGGATGATTATTTGATTTTTCTCTGCCAGAATAAATTTTGTGACAATGGTTTTCCGCATCCCAACCATAGTCTTCAAAATCTTTGTACATTTGTTCAACGAGAGATGTCGTTGGTACTACTAAAAGAATTTTTTTTTGCTTGTCAGTATAATATCTAACGATAGAATAAATCATAAAACTTTTTCCAGATCCAGTTGGACTAATCAAAAGTTTTCTGTTGTGCTTAAGTGCGTCATACACCCCTTCAATCTGATAATCTCTTGGAGATAATTTTGAAATTGAATTTATATAGTCTTTTGTTCCTTCATAAGAAATAAATTCATTCACCTCAAAAGGCAATCCGTAGAATTTATTATCTTCAAATTCGTAAGTATATTCATATTGTTTTGCGAGAGAAATAACTTTGTCAAGGAGACCTGCATAAATCTCCCCCGTATGTGTAGATAAAAGTCGTATTTCTCCATCCCAATACTTATTTCTGTATTGTGGCATGAATTTTGCTCCAGGAACTTCAAATGTGAAGTGTGGTGCAAATTCATATAATATATGAGGTTCACAAATTAATTTGATATAAATTTCATTCTTTTTGGTAATCTTTATGTCAACCATAACCACTTACAAATTTTCTATACTCAATAGCATTTTTAATTTGAAAAGTTCTGTTTTGAACCATTTTTAAAATGCTCTCCAAGTAATTTATAAGAGTTTCGTAATACTCAATTTTAAGTGCGGATTTAGATAAATCTTGATCCGAATCTAAGTATTTTTGAAGTGTTTCTTTATCTCTAATTTTTTTAGGAAAGGGATTTTCTACGTAAACTTCTGGATCTGCCTTTCCTGAATAATATTCATATCTTTCGTGCAGAAGATTTTTCCATTTTTGCTCTGCATTCTTTTTGAGAAGATTGTTCGTATTGTAAAGTTCAAAATATTTTGCATGAAGTTGTGGTATTCTTAAAGATTCTTCATCCAATTTATCTGGATCAATTACTGAATCTTTTTGCCACATTTCTTGAATCAATTCCAAATTCATACACGATCGCCAAACATATCCTCTATATCAAATATAGTATACTTGAAAGTGACCTGTGCTGTAAAGTAATTAATGTCTGTTTGAGTTGCGTCAAATGTCAAGGTTGATAAACTTACTGGAAACATATTGAAAAATTTTACATTAAATCTTGGAAGTTGATTACTATTTAAAATTTGCAGAGTTCCGTCCGAATAATATTGAATATCACTATTTTTTACAGTATTTGGATTGTATTCTGCGTTTTCTTTTAAATCATAAATTTCTTGAAGACTTTCTGGATATCCCAATCCTCTCATCCAATTATGAATTTCCATATAATTTTCCATATTTTCATCAACAAGAAATCTTAAAGTAAAATCTTCATAATCAATTTTATCGCCAGGAACATCAATATCTTTTAAGTATGTTGGTTGAATTGCAGTTCCCATAGTGATAGATGGCAAGTTTGCCTCATTGCACATAAAATCAACTTTTGGATAATTTGCCAAAATAAATTTAAATCCTACTGGAGAAAGAAAACTTCTATTTTCTGGTTGTCTGTCAAATACTTTATTTGTTGTTGCCATTTTTTTTAAATATTTAGATAAAAAAAGGGTCCCTTTCGGGACCCTGCTGACCTTTGTGAGTTTAAATCACATTAAATTGGCAACAGATACTCTTCTGTAGTAACGGTTGCTGTTGACATCAAGACCAGGTGAGGTAATGGTGCTGGTTCCTTGTGAGAATGGGTTAGCAACAATGCCATAACGGGTCTTAAAGCCGATCTTAGGCTGGAAGCTGTTCTCACCAACGGCACGTACCATTTGGAGAGGAACGTATGGGCAATAGAACAGACCAGCATCATAAGGGGAAGAACCCTTATAACCAACAACATAGTACTGGTTACCTGGAGTTGCGTTAGCAGTGGTCAGGTTAGCAGCATATGGGTCGATGTAGACACGGAACTTACCAAGCAGAGTGCCTGCGAAGGTGTTACCGGTGTCATCAACAGACAGGTTAGCATTGAGTGCAGGGGTGTAATCGAGAACACCAGCCATGGTCAGTGCTGAAGCAACGTCAGCAGAGCACAGGATGATGTTGCCCTTTCCTCTACGAGTTCTTTGTGCAATTGCGTTTGCATCTCTCTCGATTTGGAAAAGAAGACCCTTGAACTTCTCAACCGACCAACGACCGTTGGAGTCAACGTCGAGGTCAAAGATACCTGCAGTTGCGGTATTCTGAACAGCACCAGTTTCAGCAGTCTTATAGATGGTACGAATGATTTCACGGTTGATTTCAGCAAGAATCTCAGTTGAAAGGATATTTGCTAATTCAGCCTCAGCATTCAGACCATGGATTGCCTTGAGGTCCTGTGCAAGTTCTAATGAGTACTCGGCTTTCAGTGCTCTGGACTTTGCGGTAACAGTGACTTTCTCGATTGAGAATGCCATCTGGTTGAATTCACTACCGCTGCCATCGCCCAGTGCTTCTGCCTCATCGGTACGCATACCCTGACCTACGTTGTAAGCCAGTTGAGTTGCGGTTGTTGATGGGTTTAGAGCACCTGGGTTGGTTCCTGCTTGTGCAGTAGTACCCATACCAACAGTACCATCTGTCCATGCAGAGGTATTGTTGAAATCATCGTCTTGACCAGAGAATGCGGAATCTACTTCGTTGAAGAAGGTTTCTGGACCGCCTTGAGTTCTGTACTTAGAACGCATTGCGAAGATGAGTCCAGTAGGACCACTCATTGGTTGAACACCCGCCAGGTCATAAGCAACCAGGTTAGGCATTGAACGACGGATCAGTGAAATCAGAACAGGGTCGAAACCTGCTACTGTCTGACCACCAGATGAAGTATAACCACCGTTACCAACAGCATTGGTTGGAGCTTCGGTGAGGAATGAACCAGACTGCTCGAATGCAGACTGTTCACGGAGGAATTTTTCTTGGTTTTCTAACAGGACAGCGGTTACTGCTCTACGATGCGAATCTTTGATTGGATCAAGACCCTCATAATTGAGGAGAGGTGCCCACTTTGCCTGCAGATGTTCTGAATGAAACATTTGCTTTTACCTTTTTTAAGTGTGTTTTTGGTTTGAATTATGTTAAATTCAATTATTTGCTAATAGCAGACATCATTTTTAGATATGCACTCATAGTTCCAGAGATTTGCTCTGGTGAGCTATCAACTTGCTCCGATAATGATTCTGATTTAGCTTTTGGAGAAACAGCTCTTGAAGGAAAATATGCTTCCTTCAAAGTCTCCAGTTTTTCACGATATTCTTCTTCACTTTCAAACTCAACACTTTCGGCAAGTGAAGCGAGCTTCTCTTTCTGAGTGGCAGCAAGGCCATCAGAAACTTGTTCAAAGATTCCGTCTGCAACCGCCTCTGAAAGGCGTTTGTTTAAGGAAACATTTTTCTCAATTTGCTCGTTGAGTTTTGTCTCCATGTCATCAAGTTTTTCTACCATACTCTCAAGCACATCATATTTATCTTCAGGGATTGTTACATAATGTTCTTCAAAAAGTCCTTTCAGACCAGTCATGAAGGATTCTGTTAACTCCTCCTTCAGACCCTTTTCAATGGTGAGTTGGTTCTGAGTGAACCATTCATCAGAAACATACTCAAGGTATGCATCAACTCTTTCGCAGAGTTCGGATTTAATTACAGAAACTTCTTCAACAAGAGCATCTGCATATTTTTCTTCAAGATTTTCTTTGATTTGAGCAACTCTTGAAACAAGAGCAGCTTCAAAGATGGTGCGTGCTTTCTCTTGAAATTCCTCAGAAAGATTTTCACCGGCAAGAAGGGCATTAACATCTTCTTCGATGTCAAACTCTTCTTCAACAACTTCTTCCTCTTCTTCTTCCTCTTCTCCCTCTTCACCTTCAGCAACTACTTCTTCTTCACCTTCGAGTTCTTCATCTTCATCAATGAGGTCTTCATCGTCCAGTTCCTCTTCTTCCTTCATTGCCTTCATTGTTTCAGCAGGTTTTGCATTTTTAGTGATTGCATCCTTTACCTGTTTCAATGTGCCTTCTGGTGTCTTCAGCTTTGCTGAATCATCATCTGGACGATAATTGGTGGGATCAGGACCTCCAAGATCTTCCCATCCTGCTGTTTGTCCGGGAGGAATGTTTCCGGACAAATGTGGCATTGCA